ATAGCTCCGCCGGTATCGCTAGCGGCAATCGCATCCTTCCGGACGACGCTGTCCTCGAGGTGCTCCGCTCCGTCCTCGCTATCCCGAACGTCTACGTCGGCTCCGCTCGGCGCGAGACCGCTATCCCCGGCGCGACCAGCTCCGAGGCGGAAATCTGGGAGACCGAGACCATCGGCCTTTACATCCTCCGCGGCTCCGACGCTATCGCGCAGAAGTCAGGCGGCGTTAAGGCGATGCCGGTCGCAGCGCTCAATATGCAGTACAAGAGCCTCCAGGCTGGTCAGTACGACAGCCTTGATCTCGTTCGGCGTCACGTATGGGGTGAGCACGTTCACCAGTTCCTCCTCGTCGATGCTAATCGCGGTCTCCGCCTCACCGACTGCCTCACTTAGTGCCCTATGGCTTGCCCCTACTGCTCAACAACCCGACTCGCCGAGGAGGATGCGGACGAGGTCGCGATCAGCGACCTGACTCGCCAGATCCAGCGGGCGACGGATGAGCGCCTCAAGCGTCAGCTCAAGGCGGCGCGAGGTCAAATACAAGTAGAGGCAAGCCTCGAGCGCGGGCTCCGTCGAGCTCTTCGGCGGAGCAAAAGGGAAGTGGTCGCCGCGGTCAAAGCGGCGGCCGAGCGTGGCGGGCTCGATGAGCTCCGCCGTATGCGTCGGGATGAGATGTCGGCGTGGCTTCTGGATCAGGGGCTCGCCGAGTCGGTCTTCGAGATCTCCGACGCCGAGCGGGAGACGCTGGCGAACGTCGAGGGGCTCCTCCTCTCCTCCGTCGATGGCTTCGATATCGCCGCTGTCGGCGGCATCGGTCAAGCTCTCGCTCAGGACACTGTCGAGGGGATCTTCGATGATGTCATCATCCCGGACACTCAAAGGGCAGTAAGAGACGCGCTCTCTTCTGCTCAATTCAGCGCCGAGCCGTCCGCTGTTATCAGCTCGCTCGACGCTGCTCTTCGCTCCGCCGAGGGGCGACAGATCACCGAGGCCCGGACGAGGATCGCCTCGTTTGGTCGCGAGCTCACCGCGGTCGCCGCGGAGGCCGCGGGCCTCGACCACTACCTTTACACCGGACCTCTCGACGGCATCACTCGGCCCTTCTGCCGGGAGCTCGTGGGGAAGGTGTTCACCTCGTCGCAGGTCGGCGAGATGCGGAACTATCAGCTAGAGCCGGTGCTCACGCGCGCGGGCGGCTATAACTGCCGACACTCATGGTCGCCGGTCTCGGAGGAGCTGATAGAATCGGCGAACCTCGAGCGCGGGACCGACGCCGAGGTGAGGCGAGCCAACGAGAAAGCGAGGCGGGCGCGATGATGAAGGCAGCTCAGAGCAAAGACTTCCTCTTCCGATGGGAGGCGCCCTTTCCGCTAAACGCGACACCTAGTCTCGCGTACACCCTCCCCGACGGGACAACCAGCGGACCTTCGGCGATGACTCCCGCTCACGCGGACGTCTCCGTCACGGCGCTCGGAGCTGATCGGCGGACGCTGACGCTGAGCGCACCGGCGACCGCGGCCTCCCTCGTCGGTGTCGGTCCAGGTCGAGCTTGGCTCATCACCGCGGAGGACGGCTACCTCGGCGTCACGATTGTCCGCGTCGATGGGACGACCGCTATCCTCGGCGATGTCCTCCCGCGAGACCTCGCGCTCTCCGCTCCGGCGACTCTCGCTTGGGCGGGCTATGAGTACACGATCCCCGCGGCGGATACGGCGACGCGCGGCATCATCAACACGACCGTCGCGTATACGACAGCGGAGGCGCCGATCCCCCGGCTCAGGGTGCAGAAGGGGACCGTTGAGGTCGTCCGGCGCCCTTTCGATTCCGGCCTGACTCACTCCTCCCTTGTGTCGGCGATGCCCCAACTCGCCGACATGGTCCCGCGGCGTCAGCAGGACCTCTCGCCTCAGGTCGAGGCGGCGCTCGAGGAGCTCCGGCTATACGTCCGCGACGACCTCCTCGCCGACCAGACTGAAGACGATATCTTTAACCCGGAGATCTTCCTCGAGGCCCACCGCTATCTCGCCGCCGCTCGGGTTTATGAGATGGTCGCTCAGCTCGACGTCGCCGAGCGGATGAGGGAGCGCGCGCTCGCTCTCTTCGACCGGGCGATGCGTCAGCTCACCCTCGACACCGACGACGACGGGATCATCGACAGCGATGAGATCAACCTCCGACGCGCGGGCGGGAAAGTCACCGACGCTCGGGGCACCTTCTCTCTCCCCTCGGTCCAGCCGACGCAGCGCGAGAAAGACCTTGCGATTGAGTTCCCGCGCTGGCGGGGGATGCAGCACTAATGGCGATGAAGGTGACGCTTGATCTGACTATCCCGCAGATATGGTCAGCTCAGGACAGTATGATCGCCTCGGCGGATACTATCGCCCTAGTGCGTCTCCGTACCTATTCGGGGAAAGATACAAGCGACAAGCCCTTCGCTAAGTATTCAACGCGGCCGATATACGTTGAGAAAGACGCTCCCCTTGAGCCTAGAGGAGGTGTGGAGACGCCGCGGGGAATGTATTTCAAGGGCGGATATCGCGAATATAAGATGAAGAGTCGACGCTATACGGCCGGCGGCAAGAATCAAACGGCAGAGGTTGACCTAACTCTATCCGGCGCCCTGATGAATAACCTCATCACAACAAAGGCGACGAAGACTGGTTATACAATCGGCCTCTCCTCTGCCGTGAAAGATTATGGTTATCGCGTGAACGCTCGTCGCTCATTTATCGGGCTCTCACCAACTGACCAAAAGAAACTCACCGCGGCTATCGCTTCTAGGATAAAGAAAAAGCTCTCAGCTCCGGCGAGCTATACCCAAGCAAAACATTTGAGCCTTATCTCATCGGTTAATGCAGCTCTCCGGAGGTTCAAGGCATGAGTCAAGGCATCGCGAGCGCCTTCTCCTTTCTGGTTGATCGCCTCCAGGCGCTCACGCCAAAGACTGACCCGTCTCAGGGCTTCGTCTGCGTTGACCCGGCGACCGGCCAAGAGCTACTCACCGACCGGCGCCCTAACACGCTCCGACTCTTCGAGCTCCGCGTCACGACGTACCCTCACGACGACGGGCAATCCGGCATCACCGGCCGGAAGAGGCTCACCGCGGAGCTACGCGTCCGCTACGACATCCCTCGCGATGTCGGCCTCCTCGAGCGCATCGTCGGAGAGGACAGCTCACAGCTCGTCAACTCGCTCCGCGATCCGGCATACTCTCTCGCGACGACGGGCATCACGTCGCTCATCACCGGCGAGGCCTCAACCGCTCCTATTCTCGATGAGGCGGGGAATCCAGCGGCTCTTCTCCTCGTCGTCCCCTTCGATCTTCTCTACGCGGAGGCGTTCTAATGGCTGTCACTCATCGCTCGCTCTCGGTCGCAGTCGAGAGCTCCTTCGGGTCGCTCGACTCTTCGACCGGCGCTCCTTCTCCTACGGGGCTCAATTTTATCTCTATCCCGTGTGAGCGGGACCCTATCGTCGTTCCAGGCGAGGCGCCGGTCTCCGAGCGGACCGAGGCGAGAGACGGACCTCACGGCCTCCCGCCGGAGCTCGACACGACGTATATCGGCGGCGTGAAGCAACAGCGACGGACCGGGACCGTCACCGTCCGTTGTGACTTCACGACGCTCGGGACCGGCTCTAACTACGCCGCAACCGCGCTCGGTCGGCTCCTCTCCGCTGGCTTCTCGACGACCATCCCCGGCGCCGAGAGCGACGCGGTGAGCGCCGCGGTGAGCGATAACCGATACACTCCGACGACGCTCGCGAACTACAAGCTCGGCGGGCTCATCGGCATCGAGATCAACGGCCGCGCGGGGTATGCCCACGTGACCTCGGAGACCGCGAGCGGAACGGGGAATATCGGTTACTCGCCGGCCTTCTCCCGAGCGCTGACCTCCTCCGATACGGTCCGCCTCCTCCAGACTTGGTACACCGCAAAGGGGACCGCGAGCGGAGCGGTCGGGAGCTCCGTCGCCTTCCGGATCGACGGCGTCGGCGTTCGCTCCTATGCCTACGGGTGCAAGATGGAGAGCCTCGC